TTGTTACAGGTAGAAGCGAAGGTCATCCAAGTAGCCGCGAATTCAAGTGGCGAACGCGTGGCTCGAGTAAAAGGTGTGTTATCGAACTACCACACTGGTAATTTCTACATGACTGTGCTTGAAGGTGAGAACGTATTCGCGTTTGAAACATACATAGTGGGGACGTCTGGAAGCGCCACGGGTACATTTACGATGAAATACCGACCACAGGAGGGATATCAACAAAGCGTGGGTTGTCGTCTGTACCTCAAAATTTTTATTGGTGGGGTCACAGAGTCTCTCGGCGCCCTCACGCGAACCGATGCGGGGAGTAATTCAGCCCTCACAGAGCCTGGTTTCAATCCCAATAATACGACGCACGCTGGCAGTATTAAGGTGATTCGTGGAGACGGTAGGTATCCGGCGTTAAGAGCCGACGATCAGAATTTGACGGGTCCCTATGGGTCCGCGCGGGCGGCGGGCGATCAGTACAATTTCATAATGTCTGGGCCACGCCCCGGTCAAAATGAAAACGGGTTTACGGTATTCATAAACAGCGCGAATCGAACAACAGACGGTGGCGCGTCGTGCTGCACTGTCCGTAACGATAACGGACCTATAAGGCTGGGTAACGCGGCATATCGAACCTTTGTTGAAAAGATATGCCCGGCTTCACTCGATACAACCGTTGGATCACTCACTTACAATTTGTCGAACGCCGTCACGGGGCACTACCTGTATCAGGATATAATGACCGCTCCAATAGCAAACACACTCCAGACTTGGCAGAGACAGATACAAATCGTTCGCGCAGGGAGTTTAGTCTCCATTTCTGGCTATATCGTTTTTCGAACATCATCGAGTACCCCGTACGTTTACCTCAATTGGGCGCAGATGGGGTTCGAGACGGCGCACAACATGAATACTGTGTGGAACGGTAGCACGTTTACTGCCGGTACATTATCTGGCGCTCCATACGCCGGACACGACGCAAATTACGTGTACATCTATTTCCCAGGACCAACACAGAGTCCGAACATCGTGTATACGAACTTATATTTTGTTCTCGACATGGCGCACGTTTCTGCTTATGGATAATTTCTCCGGATACTGTATATGTTTCGTTTGTTAATTAACAGAAACACAGACCAGTGTGCGATGTACGGCGACGGTGTAGTACCGGATGGCGTGATTCCAAACATTAATCGACCAGCGGAACGATCCGTCGATGGTTCGTACCACGCGAAAATCAATGATTACGTCGAAGAAAGTAACGTCGTGTGCACGAATGTGGGGAATTTCAGCATTGACAAGTTCGAAAATGGGCGCGTGTATTTTAACACTGATGAGAGCATCGCAAATGACGACGTCGCCATCACCGCGTATGGACAGAAGGTTCCCGAGACGCACGATTTCATAATCTTACCGGAAGAATTCAACGACGCCCCCGAGACGGCTTCGCACGAGCGAAACGATGACGGTACGTATACGTTCACTGAAAACGCAGCCGCCGTCGCGGGTCGTGCCCGTTGGCTTTTGTATGACGCGATCAGTGAGCGCACTAAAATACTCAGTGAGACGGACTGGACGCAAATGCCCGATTCACCGCTCACGGATGAAAAGAAAGCGACGTGGGCGGTCTACAGACAGGCGCTCAGAGATTTCCCGAACACGTACACGGGTGACCCCGACGCGAACTGGCGCAGCGTTTTTCCGAGCCCACCCGTTTAAATCATTTAATAACGTATGTGTATATAGTGAAACATATCATATTAAATGTACTCTTCCAAGTATCGACTCGCGTACGCGACCGCGCCGATGAGAATGACACCCGACATGGCACTGTCCCTCTGCGCGATGACGTGCATGACCAAATCATCGATGACGCGAATCCCCGTGGGCTTTTTCGCGATGCGGGGAACGATTGCGACGACGATGAGGTAAATGGCCATCGCGAGAATGACGGGACGAAGCTCTTCGCTGTCGAGCATGGTCTCTACTAATGGTGTACAGTGAGATTTATTTTTACAAAGTCATACATCGAGTCATCGGGTCTTCGCCCGCGCGGACGTGGTCCCTGGGTGGCTCGATGAAACCAGAGGTCACAGGACCGCGGGTCGCGTATTTCCGGACCGTCGTCGCCGTCCGGGTTGGTGCGATGCACCGCTCGTTTCGAGCCGCGCGGTACCTTTCACGCGCGGTTCTTAACCTGTATAATGCATGTGCATATTTAGCCCTTATTTTGGCGTCGTCATACTGTGATTTCGATTCATTAAAACATAATTTCCATGCGTCGTCACCCACTGTGGTATCCATGCTTATTGATACATAGATTCATCTCTCTATACCTTTAAAAATCACTCAGCCTCCGATCGTCGAGAGGTAGAGATCGATTTCACCGCGAAACGATGGGCACGCCTCGAGCGTTTTCTTCGTGACCATATCCTGGACAGCAAGAATATGTTGCTGAAATTTCTTAAAATCGATACCCGTGGCGCCGTGTATGTCTTCCGTGCTCGATATGTCACGGAGCGCGTAGAGGTAGCCAGCGGCGGTGTTTGCGTGTACGGTCGCGACCAACGGTGACGCGTCCTGTTGTGCCGTCGTTGCGTATTTGGCTGATTTTCGGATGAGTGTGTCGATTTGCTTGTTCCTGTACCGCCTGGCGTTCGCTGAGACGAGACAGCCGACGCAGAGCGCGAGGAGGACGTAAAGCATCATCGCGCGTTTACGTTACTATGGCGGGGGAAATTTTATTTAAAGAAACGGTGCGATCATTCGTTAATGCACATATATTGGTACGGGAGGTGTTTTCTATGTGAGTGTCCGTTAGATATCGAATATGACCCGGACGGCGACCACGAAGATCGGTACCTTGACCAATTCGAAGAATTTCATCCAGCGGATATCATGCGCAGAGACATAGACTTGAGTGGGAATCTCTCGATATGGAAACGGTTCGGACATCGCACGTGGGAAAGGGTATGTAGCGCGTGCTTTAAACTCAAACTACACCACAATCCGAAAATTCTAGGTCAGCGCGAAATAGGCGCGCGTCGCATGCATCGACCACGGACGGTGAGCATGACGATGGGTGAGCTCCAACAGTACGTGTTTATGATGCAGCGCTTTTTCAGGAAACGACGAATAGAGGAAGGCGTGTAATGATACATTTTATTTTCGACACTGATACTAGATATGGCTGGTGAATCGAGTCAGATATCACTCGCAGCCATCGGCCCACAAGACGCCGCGCTCCTCAGCGACAAACCTGAGGATTTGCCCTTCTTTTACGACGCCAAGCCTTTGCAGCATTCGAACTTTCGAAAGTTCCACAAGAATGCGAACATTACGAACCCGAATTCGAAAGCGACGTGGCCGTTCGGTGAGTCCATCAAGGTCAAATTTAATCCGACCAACATGGGTGACTTACTCTCGAACATGTGGGTATCGTTCGAATTGCCGGCGATCGCGAACGGCAATTACGCGGACCAAATCGGTCGACACATCTTCGAGCGCGTGACTATGTACGTGGATGAATTGGAAATCGAAACGGTGTACGACGATTGGATGGTGATTCACGATGAAATGTTCCTCGAGCCGAGTGAAAAAGTTGCAAATCGTTTTCTCGTAAATCGTTCGCTCGCGTTTGATACGAGCGAACTTAACGAAACGAACGCTCGACACAAGTCTGAATTATTCATTCCTATTCCGTTCTTTTTCAGTCGCAAGTATGCCAAAGACGAATATTCGGACAACGAACCGAATCGACCGTATTTCCCGCTTGCGGCGTGTTGGAAGCAAAAAATTGAATTTGAGTTTGTCTTTCGACCGCAAACATTCTTCACGGATTTTAACGGAACACTGAGCTTGAGTCAGTTTGATATCATAACTGAACAAATCACTCTGGACCCTCTCGAACGCATGTATTTTATGAAAGAGGAGCAAACACTGGTCACTGATATCGTTAGACGTCATCCCACCGCGCAGACTGAACCAAAAAAGACGATTTTAAAAACGAACCTCGTGCCTAACGTACCCGTCAAGAGCTTTTTCTGGTTCTTTCGGCGAAACGTGTTCGAAGACCCAAAGGTCATTAAAAGTGAATCACATACGAACTCGGACCCGGACGGGGAAATGTATATTCACAATCGCTTCAATTTTTCATCAAACGTAAATTTTGACGAGCTCCAGACGTTTTACGCGCCTGTCATGGATCTGGCAAAGTTTCATCTCAACGGTAGTGCTCTTCCGAATTCGACGAACACGGGGCATGTGTTTTATAAATACCTCCAACCGACGATGCGCAAACTGAGTCGGCCGATCAGAAACATTTACACGTACTCG